AGGAAAGGTGGTATAAATGTCTAATAGATTCTTAAGAAACAAAGACATAATAAACCAAAAGAATCTAGAAGAAGTCACTATTATTGGTGCTGGTGGTGTGGGCTCTGCGCTCATACTATCAGCTGCCATAATGGGCTTTAAAAAGATTCATGTTTGGGACATGGACGTGCTTGAAGAGCACAACCTTAGTACAACGATGTATCCACAGCAATATTTGGGTATGTCAAAAACAGAAGCATCTAAAGAGATTGTTAAATACTTTGGATGTGAGCACACAGAAATCATACAACATGGTGAATATAGCATTGTCGATGGATTGACACCATGTGTTATGATGGCTCCAGATAACATGGAAGTACGTAAGATTGTATACATGAATTGGGCTAGAAATCCAATGCGTACAGTCCTTGTTGACGGTAGAATGGGTGCATTGTCAATGGATATACATACAGTAACGCCTTGGCGGGATAACTATCTAGAAAAGTGGCAACCTAGTAAAGATATAGCTGATTTACCTTGTACTGCAAAGCATACAATATTTACAGCTAATGTAATTGCTGGACTAATGTTGTCACAAATATTTAATGTCTTGCATAATAGGTCATACTATATGTATATTTATAAGTCGTTAGCACCTTATATTACACAACAAGAGGGGCTAGTAATTCCAGAAACATACGGAGATAATAATGTTAAAGAAACAGAAACGCAAACCCGTGTCTCTAAATCCGAAAGTACTTCTAATGTATGGAGCACCCAAAGTAGGTAAAACTACTATGCTTTCACAGTTAGATGACTGTCTGATTATAGACACAGAAAAAGGAACACATATGTTAGAAGCATATGTTCAAGAAGTTAATAACCGAGAAGAGTTAATCCAAACTCTTAAAGATGCTATGGAAGGTCATGATTTTAAATACATAGCTATAGATACTATTGATAAAGTTGTAGAATGGGCTGAAAAGGCTGTTTGTGCAGAGTATGAAGTAGCATCTATTGCTGACCTTACATTTGGTAAAGGTTATGCGTTGGCTCGTGAAAAAGTAATGAATACTATTAATGCTTTTAGAGACATCTGTGAACATTTGATTATCGTTGGTCATAGAAAGGTTGCAAGAGCTGTTGTCGATGGCAAGGCTCTTGTTGAACCTGAATCTTTAGATATAACTGGTAAGCTGAAGAATCTGATTATGTCAGATTGTGATGCTATCGGTTATGTCTTAAGAGAAGACGATAAACTAATGATTTCATTTAAAGCAGATGAATCTATAGAAGCAGGTAGTAGATGTGAACATTTACGTGGCCAAGCTTTTGAATTTAAATGGTCTAACATATATAAAACAGAAGGAGAAAAGTAAATGGCGATATTTCGACCAGAAGGTACAGAAAATAAAAGTGGTAGCAGATATTATGGTGTAACACCTATTGCTATCGTAGGATTCGAAGATAAATCAAGTGAGTTTAATTGGGCAGATTTATTTATCGATGTAGAAGTAAAACAAGAAGGCAGTGATTATACTAAATCTTTACGTATTGCAGGCAATATAGAAAAAGATGCAAATGGTAAAATTACTGGTGGCACAGCATTAAAGAGAGTTTATGGCTTCTTTGATGTTATAGGTGAAAAATCAGGACTAACAGTTGATGGTGATTGGGAAGACGAAGCTGGCAATAAAGTTGCAAATATAGCTGCGCATCTTAATCAATGTCACGCACAAAATGTTATGCCTGGTGATGACCCTGAATTTAACTATTTAGCATATGTATACAAGGAAAAGCCTAAAACACCTGGTGCTAAAGTATATTCAAGAGTATTCTATAGAATACAAGAAAATACTGATAAAGGTAGAGCTAAACTTGAAGCTGATGTTAAATGGTTCAAGGAAAAAGGGTTTATAAAAGAAGCTAGTGAATCTGATTTATCTACACCACAACAGAGTGTAGAAATGTCCGCTAGTGGAGTAGGTAACCTATAGTGTACGACTATGTCGAAATAGCAGTGGGAAGCCCTCAACATAGAGGGCGACTCATTGCAAAAAAGGACTTAGTTAATTACATTAAGCCTGATACACCTTTATTTAGGTCAGTTTATCTATACACTAAAGAAGCTGCAGAATATGCTGAAGCTAATAATGGGTTAAAGAACTATTTTGGCCCTAGAAGCATTGACTGGATACTTATGGATATAGATAAAGCAAATAACAGTGATGAATACACACTTAATAAAGCTAGAAGCGTCATGATAAAACTAGAAGAAATGGGTGTAGATATTAAATGGTCTACACAACCTTATTTTAGTGGCAGTGGCTATCATATAGCTGTACATAGTAGTGTATTTAACTTTCCAAGCAGTGATAATCTACATTACTTGGTAAAAGGTACTCTAAAAGGATTGTTTGGGGACGAAATAGATAACTCTATCTACATGAGAACAGGTATCTATAGAGTTCAACATACAATAAATAAGAAAACTAACTTACATAAAATACCATTAACTTGGGATGATATAATCCATAAAGAATATGATGAAATACAAGAAATGGCAAAAGAACCTAGACTAGATTTTGCATACAGCGAACTAGTAGGTAATGGCGAGTTAGAAGATAAAATAGCTAATAGAGCGCCTAGAATGACCCAAATACGTAAAGTTGTTGAACCAAAGGATGTAATACCATGTGTACAAGAAATGTTGACAAATGGGCCTCAAGAGGGCTCTAGAAATCAAACGCTAATTAGAATAGCATCACATTTCTTTAGACACGGTATACCCTCTGAATATGCTAAAACCGCTATTTTACACTGGAATAATAACAGTTTAAACGAAAATAGTGTGGTCGAAAAGGTTGAGTATGTTTACAATAGAGGCTACAGATTTGGTTGTAATGACGAAATAATGTTAAATCATTGCAAAACAAGGTGTATACACTTTAAACGAAAAGACTATTTGATTGATGTTATGAATAGTGACGACTTACAAGAAAAGCTAGAAGAACGTATGTCTGCAGACTTTGATGGACGTTCATTACCTTTAGCTGAAATGTTAGGCGTACAACAATCTGATACAGCAATATATCCAGGCGAGCTTGTTACTATATTTGGACCTACAGGTTCAAGTAAAACAACACTTGCACAATGTATTGCATTAGGCGTAGACTTTGCTAATGATGATATAAACACAGATTGGCAAATCCCTACACTTTATTTATCATTAGAGTTATCTGCTTGGTATATGCATAGACGTAACATGCAAATAGTAAGCGGTTTAACAAAAGAAGAGGTAAGTAATAATCCTAAACAAGTTTATCAGGAAAATAAACATAAACTTAATCATATGGTAATACAAACAATACCTCCAACACTTGAACAAATACAGGCTAAAGTTAAAGAGTTAAGACCAGCTGTTGTAGTAGTAGATTATATTGATTTAGTAGAAACACCACCACATGTCAGAGGTGAGTATGAACAAATCAAATATATCTCTCATAGCCTTTCATCAATGGCTGTAAATAACGATTTAATTATAATTCAAGTATCTCAAGTCAGCCGAGAATACAGCAGAAATGAGGTACTTGACCTGTATGCTGGTAAAGGTTCAGGTGCAATCGAAAACGCATCACGTAAAGTGATAGGCTTAAATGGCCAGGCTAATAGTCCTAATAAAACGCTAGAAGTGCTTAAAAACACTGATGGTGAACTATTTAAGACAGAACTAGAATGGCAACCAAGCTTTAGATTAAGGAGAACTAATGTTTAACATACTAAAAAACAAAAACTCAAGAGGTATCAATTTATTTAATATACTCTTGATTAGCATCGGTAGGAATAAAGGAGTGTTAGTCGACACTATAAGTCTAGTTATAAAACTATATAAAATAGAACTAGGCATATTCCTAGGAAAGGAAAAGAAAAGTGGCAAGAAGACCAAACAGAAACTCAAAGAGTCAACGAATAATGTTGCATCTGCTTAGAGGTAAATCTATCAATCAAGCACAAGCAGCAACTTTATTTGGAGCTTGGAGATTATCAGCAATTATACATAACCTTAGAAAAAAAGGCTTCGAGATTGATATGGAGCACAATACTAGAGGCAAGTATAAAGGCTTTGGTAAATACACAATGCGTAAGACTCCAACAGGTCAAACAGTAGGTAAATAACACACTAGTTATGAATACTAAACGTCCTGTAAGGAAGTCGCGTAGCCCGAAAGAGTGGGAAAAGAAGTTTATGCGTAAGCTTCGTCCCACTCACGGGACACATGCAAAAAGAATGTTTCATAGATTAATGAAGAAATCATCTACATTAAAGTCATCTCTTAAAAAACGTAGTAAAGAGTATGAAGTAATATTTAACATGTCTTTAACAGAAATACGTGACATGCTTTATAAAGCATATAACAAACCCTGCAAGTATTGTAAGAAAAAATTAGATGTAACTAATATGGTATGTGACCATAAACACCCAATATCATCTGGTGGTGGTTCATTTAAAAGTAACTTACAAATGATATGCGCATCTTGTAACACTAAGAAAGGACCTCTAACTGATAAAGAGTACAGAGGATTTATTAAATGGATAAGTAAACAAGATGAACGTGTAAAAGATTATATCTTAAGAAAACTTGCTAAATCAGATGTATTTAATTAGGAGAAACAATGCCATTAACAAAAGCACAAAAAGAGGCTAATCTAAGACTCTTTAAGAAAAGAAGACAAAAAATATTAGAAGCTACTGACAATGGTCGATGCTGGTGGCTTTATCAAATGCTAACATCAACTAAACGTTTCAAAGCAAACGATGGTAGGTAACATGAAAAAACTAAACAGATTTGATAAATTGCTTATAAATATTCTTTGGAAAATAGGTTATAAACCTAGTAAATTATCGGTACTTTTCAAAGTATCAACAAGGACAATTTATAGGCAATTATGGAAATAACTAACTGTTTACAATGTGGTAATGTCGTCCCAGGAGGGGACTGCGGTTATGTCTGCAATAAATGTGGATATGCTGAGACCTGAGACGACATAACACCACGATTGAGTTCAATCAAAGAAAAAGGCGTTAGCAAACAATGGGTTAGGAGACTCAATGAAAAAACTAATGATAGATGACTATTTAAATAGTCTAAAGATACAAAGACACGAGAGTGAAGGTCGTTGGTATAGTCAAGGAAAAAGTAGTAACTGGAAACCATCAGTAACAACAATCATAGGCGAAACATGTGCAAAAGGTAAACACTTTGATGAATGGCTTATGAAGAATGGTTTAAATGCTATTACAATAAGAGACGAATCAGCTAAACGAGGCACAAAGGTGCACGAATATATTGAAATGTTGTTAAATCAAGGCGAAGTAAAAGCTGATGATGAATTTACTCAAAAATCATTAATGAGCTTTGAAAAGTGGTTTTATGATATTAAACCATCAGTAATATGTCAAGAGATATTTCTATATCACAAAGACTTACCTTGGGCTGGTACACCTGATATTGTTGCAGAAGTAGATGGACGTTTATCTATAATAGACATAAAAACAGGTGACTATCGTAAATCACATGAAATACAACAGCTAATGTATAAAGACTTATGGAATAAAATATTTCCAGAATGTCCTATACAAAACATATATGGGCTTTATATCAAAGGCAAATGGATGAAAGAGCCTACATATGGTTATAGGAAATTTAATATTGATAACACCATACATAAAGATGTATATAAACTATGGTGTTTCTTAAACTTTCCATACGGTAAACCAAAACCAAAAGCTAAGGCTAAACTTAAGGAGGTATTCAAGCTTGGACCCAAATCAGACACACGAAGCATTGATGAATTGTTGTGATAAAGTAAGAGAATTGTCTCAAATGAACAGAAGACAACAAGTTCAAATAACTAACTTAAAAAGAGAGCTAAAAGCTGAAAAACAAATGAGAAAAAAAGCCGAGAGCTACTACGAAGAGCTCGAAGGCTTTTTGGCTCAAGAAGGAGATACTAATGTCAAGAAAAAATAACAAGGGTAAACCAACCCGTAAAGACATAGAAACTGCACTAAGCTTTATAGGACAAAAGTTACAATACTTAGAAAGCTTAACTATTACAAATGAAAATATAATGGATGCATATGTTAACTTTAAAGGTGAAAAAGATGCATTTTTAAAATACTTAGAAGAAAAGTTTCCAGCAAAGGAAAAAGAGTTGGAAAAGACCAAAGAATCTAAGTAAATTAATATATGGACTTTTGTGATAAATGCGGTAAAGATATAGATAAATTAGAACCATGCTTGAAAATAGAGTATGGTTTTAATTGTGATGACAATTCATTTGCAGGTATGGGATATTTACTTATACATGTAGATTGTTTATCTGATGCTGAAGCTTTAACAAAAGTTCTAGAAAATTTCGAAAAAAACTAATCCTCTTCTACACTTCTGTATACAGGATGATACGCTAATTCTTTCTTGTATTTACTTCTTTCTTTTTGTATATCACCATATGGTAATCCAGTAAACTTTTCAATAGTTCTATAAGGATTATCTAAAACATTACCTTTAGACCATGGTGCAATATCTCTAGCTATTCTTCCAAATGGAAACATAGTATATACATGATAATCAAAGAATTTATTATAATTATCATCAGTTAAAGTCTTTAATATACTAATAGGAACCCTGCCAATAGGTGGTGTAATCATTTGTAATGGAGCTATCTTAGTAGGATACATACCCCAGAATGCTTTATTTCTAGTATCTTCATCACCAAATAACCATTCAGAGGTTTCCTTAAAATGATTTAATGGAGCAGGTATTGCTAAATCAAATAAACTCATAGCAAATACACTACCTAATCCATATACAAGTAAATCAGCTTGTGCAGTTCTTTTAAACTTTTCATACTCAGGAGTACCCTGACGATAACCACGTATACGAGCTTCTCTTATAACATCATTTCTAAATCTAGTTGCATTCCAAGACCATAGTTGGAAACGAGTCATTACTTTACCAAGTGCTGTTCTAGCAAACGCTGGTCTAAACGGTGCATTATATAAAAACTGTGTAGCTTTAACATTTTTCTTAGCCATTTCAATTAAGAATGGGTGATTATGTTGAGTAATAGCACCACCAAACTGATTCCAGGCATTTATATAACCCGCCATAAATGCATCAGTACGCAATCTCATCTCAGGACCAGACATAAACTTAGCAGCAGCTTGAACAATAGGTGCTCCTATCTTATACTTATCAGCAATTTCACGCATAGTAGCTTTTTCTACTGTACCATCAGGACCTAACTTTTTACCTACTTCTTTTAAAAACTCTTTAGTTTTTGCAGATTGTAATTCTTTTTGTAATCCCCATTCATGCTGTAACATTTCAGGAAATATACCTTCTTTTTTAACAAAATCAGTTATAGCTTGTCTATTTGTCCATTCAGGATTTATAGTTCTTAAAAAGTTATAATCATATACTTTACGTAAAGTAGTTGCACCAGAACTTTGTATAGTATGCAACGAACCACCGAATAAGTTGTTTATCATAGATTTAGGATGCGCAAGAAGAGACATAAGTTCATACTTAGCTTCTAGATTAGACCAATGTCTTACATCTTCAACACTGTATCTATCTTTTAATACACCATTAATAACAGGTTGTTTTAATCCTAGCTTCTTACCAATATCATTTACTTTTTTAGTAACATTATTGTCAGACCACCAAGCATAAGGTGTACCTTTAAGTTTCATACCTGGGTCATTAACCATATAATCAGGTATAATACTAGGATGTCCCATAGCATCTTGTACATAAAGTTTATAATAATCAGACCATCTATCCATTAAACTTCTTCTAGTACCTGTTTTATAGTCTACATTAGCACCCTTATTCCACCCTTTATCAATAGCTGCAGAGTCAAACTCTTGTAGTATATTTCTAGATAGTATCTGAGCTAACTGTTTATAGTATGTCTTATATATATTTCTACTATATGTTTCAGCAACAGTAGCATCAATAGACCAACCTGGAATATGGCTAGTTCTTTGATGCATAGAAGATGTCATTTGATTTGCACTAAACCAAGATACTTTGTCAGACTTTTTCTGAGTATTTACTGGGTCATTCCATCTATCATATGTTTCCCAGTTCTCTGTACCTGTAATCCAATCACCTGTTAAAGTCTTAGCACGCCATTCTATAGACTCTATCTCTTTATTCTTTTCAGCTTGAGACATAGAACTTTCTTGTATAGTTTTAATAGCAGACTCTAAAGACTTCTTAGCTAATACTTTATCAAAAAACATATGAGGCCAATAACCTTCAGCCATACGACCAGTAGGTCTAGGTACTTCAACTAACTTTCTAAGCTCACTTCTACTTAACTTTTTATATTTATGTTGTAATTCAACCATCATAGAACGAGCAATAGCACGAAGACCATCAATACCAAACTGAGTAGTTATATCTTCACCTCTTTCATAAGCTTTATATATATCTCTTACAACTCTTTTATAATCATATATAGGTTCTTTTGCACCAGCACCTTTTTGGAAATCCCAAAACTGTTTCTTACCATACCTAACTTCATGATAAGAATCAAGAAACTCTTTATTGCCGCTTATTATATTATACATTTTATTAAAATGCTCTTTATATGTATTTTCAATCCTATCAACTATTTGCTCACCTGTAAGCTCAATACGTTTAACCTTACCATCAACAATATCACTAACTCTATATGATTTATCTTTTAATGTATTATAATCAACAGCTTCCATTTCTTTGTGATATTCTTTTAAATAGTTTTCAGACCACATCTTAGCTAAAGCTTTATCAGAATGTAATGTCTTACCACTATTACCATCTGATTCAATTTTTCTAACAGCAACACGCCTTAAAGCTTCACCGTCTTCTAAAGCATCAATAAACTCTAGCTTCTTACGTAAAATACCAACTTCTTCATCACCTTTACCTTGTGCTTTATCCATAGATAAAGATACAGCATACTGTAGTTTTTCCATAAAGTTAGTAGGAATTAGCATATCCCCTTCTACAACTTTACCACCTTTAGCAACAAATAAACCTCTCTTTTGTAGCAGTTCTATATCATACTTCATTGTTTCTCTACCTACAGTAGCAGGAAATAACATAGTATATCTTTTTCTAAGGTCAGGTGTTTTCTCTCTAAAAAATCTTTGGAATATAGTTCCTCTTCGTATCTCTTTAAAGTAATTGTTTAAATCAACAAAGTCTTTATACTGCATTGTATTAAAGTCTTTACCTATGACACCTCTTACAAGCTCATTTAAGTTTTGACCAATCTTACCATTATAAAACTTTAAGTTTTCTACAAGTTCAGTAAGCTCTTGTTTAACAGGTTTAGGTAGTTTAGAATCTCTAGCATGTAATCCTTCATAACCTGTAGTAGTATCTTTTAATATAGTATTTTCAGGTAAATCTTTTTCTACCATATCACCTTTTTCATAGTTCTCAACCATACGTTTATCAATAGGTACTTTTTCATATGCTTTATTCATTATAGTAGCATAATCACCAATATACTCAACTACACTTGCTTTATCTACAGATTGAGAAGAAAAACCTAACTTACTTATAGCTGTTTCAGTAGTGTTGTTTCTAAAAGAACCAAGCATTAGCATATCAAACAACTTCCTAGCTCTATCATTAGGTAAAGTATTCTTAAAGTTAGCTATATCTAAATCAATCTGAGCCTGTGTTTTAGTAGTAGATTTATCTTTTGCTTCAGCTTTAAATTCACCAAAAGCTTCTCTTAAACTTTCAGCTGTACTTCTAGGTACACTAAATCCTTCTATAATTTCTTCATAAGGGTCATCTAAGTTTCTTCTTTGTAAGTAACTATTACGTCTTATATCGCTTACTTTACGCAGCATTTTAGCAAAGATTGTAGGACCAACGTCTGTTTGGTTATAATAACGATAAATCTGTCTAAATGATACCATATCGCTAACATCTTGGGTAACTATATCTTCACTAAATTTAACAAGTTCTTTTAAATATTCTCTTCTAAGGCCAGGATTCTTTTCTAAATCACTTTCTTTGCCTTTTATATATCTATTATGCCAAGCTCTACCCTTAGCAAAAGG